CTTGGTCTTAGCATCAAGTTCTTCTTGTTCTTTCTTAGCCTTTTCAGCAGCAGCCTTTTCAGCAGCTTGCTTTTCTAGGATAGCGGCAGTAGCTTTCTCAGCAGCGGCAGTAGCAGCATTAGCAAGAAGTTGTTCAAGTTCTTTTGGATCCATATTCCATTCCTTTTTTGGGTTATCAGATTTTTGTGATGCAGAAGACTCGAGCTCTTTAGCTGTTTCTTTCTTTATCTCAAACTGACTTTTAAATTTACTATAATCCTCGTCACTTGTAAATGACTTAGAGAGACTAAACGTACTATCTTGATTGCAGGGTACTGACACTACTGAAATTTCTAGCAATTCTAGATCTTTAATAATGAATAGGTCGGTTACTGAATCATACATAGCATCTTTGATGATGAATCCAACGCTAAATGCGGTTAGAACGCCATCTTTAATTAAATTAAAGGTATCCTCAGCTGCTGCCGAAATACGGGCTTTAATCCATAAACCTTTTTCGTTTACCTTATGCTCAACCATGCGACCAATTGGTTCGTCATGATCATGCTGCGCTAAAATGATAGGGTTTTTTAAGTAATTTTCTAGAGCCTTCTCCCAGGCCGGCATCGGGATTATATCTCCTGATCTGTCAACTGATGTACAGTTAGCATATCCTTCGATATAAATGGAGTCAATTTGATCACCAGATGTTGGTAGGGGAGAGCTTTTTTGAAATTGTTGATTAAGATAAAGTATCTTATTTTTCATAAAACTCCTTAAGGTGCTGCGGGTTCCTTCGGCTTTTTGGGAGCACCACCCTGACTTGGATTAGCAGCTGATCCTGCTATATTAGCCGGAACTCTAAGATCGTCGTTACCAGGTTTAGGAGGATATCGCAGTTCCTCACGCGCTTCATTGGGGGAAATAATTCCACCATTTACTAATGTTGCGTGGTAGGAGGCAATCTCCTTAATATCTGGCTGTAGAGCTGATACATTAGAGGTTACTGCGTCAATATCATATCCGAAGAAGTACTCTATTGCGGAAGTAAACTTCCTAACAGCAGGTAGTACAGTCTCTAGATAAAACAGACGCAAATTAGGTGAGATATTAGCATTATTACCACCATCCAGTAGGACAGTTGGTACGCCTAATGCGGTTAATACCTTAACATTATGTGTTTTGATACTAACGTCAAAGTCCATGTCCTTGAAGTTAGAATCTCCAATACTCTTTAGTTTGAGACCACTATCCAAAATCATTGGTCGCTTAGCACCATTCTTGACGTTGTACTTAGTAGTCCAATTAAGTATTGTTCTATCCTTAGCTAATTGGCTAAGGGTATTATCAGTTTCAATAACTATACCAGCGATAGCACCATTATCAAAGAACTGATCTTGGAACTGGTGCATCTTGTATAGAGTATTAATTGATCTAGTAGCAGAAGCTAGTCTAGATGTTCCTCGGTACACCGAGGAGCTTGATATGTCTTTGATATGAATGATTTCACTAGGTTTAAATCTAGTAACGCCATTATACGTATATCCAGATACAAAAGTCTTTGCGTCTGGTTCAACAATCATATTTGCTGCAGGTAGGTGGTATAGGTACGCACCGTCATAGTAGATAAAGATATTACCTTCTAGGATAAAGTCAGTAAATATGTGTGTTCTGAATTCTTGTGTTGACTGGTACGGGTTAGGTCTAAAGTTCAGTAGATTATTTAAGGTTTTCTGTCTAGTACCTGCAACAACGCTATCTGCTAGCTTTTCTTTAACATCGTAGTCTAAACTTGCGGCAGCTGATACAATTAAATTAGTACCGCGGCTTACAGACTCTAGCTTTTCGAAAGCTTGTGAGAAAGTAGGTATGGCATCAGAGCCAACCGTGTTTCCTGAGTCTAGTAGTATCTGTGATTGTGCTGGGTTTTCTTTAGTACGAAACCAGCCAATAGGATTCCAATCCATTTATACCTCTAATAGAACTTGCTAAAAGTTCCCTTAGTTGGCTTCTTGCTTTCTGAAGGCTCTTCCTGCATAGGCTCGATACCAAGAACTTTAGCTTTCTGTTTTTCAATCCAGCGCATCTGTTTGGGAGCCGTTATGGGTAGAGGTGCCTTGCCAAATACACCATGAAGTTTTACGTGATGCTTATTACATAAGGTAAATACTTCTTCATAAATCTCACAATGGTGCTGGTCTATAAAATCGTCACGAACGGCAATTATAGCTGCGTCGGTAGAAATATCAATCTTGTTATCTCTAGCCCACTTCTCTAGCAAAAGAGTAAGCGACTGTAAGTGGTGTAGCTCAAGCTCCTCCGTTGATCCACAGATATGGCATTCACTCTGTTTTTCATACGCTGATTTTGCTCTATCCCTTACGTGCTTAACTGCAACTCTTTTATTAGTATTTGTATTTGCCGCCATTTATTTTTTCAAGTCCTTAAAACTTTTATTACGATCTATGAGGAATATTATACTATTAAGGGTGCCTAAAGTCAAGGATAAAAATTTTAATGCCCATACGTAGAAAAAGCCCGCATATAGCGAGCTTTTGTCCTTTTACTTCTTAGGTGGTTTCTTACCTGGTTTGCATCCCATACTACACTCCTATATTAAATAGTCTATCGTACCAGCTACGTTTAGATAACTTATCCAGCTTATCCTTTAGAGAGGCTACTTCAAACTCTAGAGAATGAACTAGAGAAGCATTCTTTGTTTTCTTGAACCTTTCTTCTGCAAGATCTGCGCGATCTGCTGCATTTGACCAACCCATAATGTGTTCGAAAGTACTCATAGCCCAGACGTTATCTCCAGCACTTTTAAGTATCTGCTCTTCGCGATCAGTAAGCTCTGGAGGTCTAGTAGTATTAAGAATCTTTGAACACCAGAAGTAGTTGATATAGTAGTTCTCTAAAATATCAAGGTGATCTGGGTGGCAAGTACAGATGATACTAAATATAGGGTCTCCATACTTGGAGTACGCTTCTTGTATCTTTTTAGTATGTGAGCCTTTAAGCATAGCTTTGCTATGTTGGCTCCAGCGTTTATCAATATTGGACGACTTACCTATATAGATAGAGTCGTCCGAAAATTGAAGCTTATAAATTCCTGAGGTCATATTGTAAATGTATATAGGCCGTATCTAATAGCATCTGCGATGTGAGATGCTTGATTATGTACTGGCTTTTCGTTAATTAGTGCATCATTAGGATCCCACTGATACTGATCCAGAGCATCTAATGTATGGTGACAGTGAGAGAGTATCTTTAACCTATCTTGCTGAATAACAGTTTGACAGAATGCGATACCTTCTAGAACGGCTTTCTTAGCCTTAATAGTAGCAATATCATACTGGTAAGCTAAGTCGGCTGCAAACTGCGCTGCGGCAGGGTCAATAAATATGGAGTCTACACCCCATTTAGTAATCAACTCCTGAATGCATGCTGCGTGTTGCTTAGTAACCTTTTCCGCCTCTAGATAGTCATCAACTATATAATACCAGTTATTTTCAATATCATAAGCAAATACCACAAAAGCAGTAGGATCTTTATATCCAGGATCCATCCCAGCAAAGAACTCATATCGTCCTTCAGGGAGCTCATCAATGACGTTTTCTGTTGTAAGTGCATAAATCTGTCCTTGGAAACTGTTGAAACTGGCTAGATATTCTTGCTCGAACTCTGCTGCACTCATAGAGTGCTTAGCTTCTAGAATATCAGCCTCGGTCATACGACTGTTTTCTTTCCAATCAGCTTTAATAGAACACCACATAGGGTAGTCAGTAGAATATCCTCTAGCGTGGAATCTGGAAAACCAGTTCTTCTTACCGCGAGGTGTAGAGATAAAGATAGCTTTGGAATTTGGCCTATCTAGTGTAGGTCTTAGTGATACGTTGAATGCTGCTTCGCCATCGGCGTGAAGAGCAGCTTCGTCAAATAGAATAAGTTGATATGACCTACCAACACAGCTATCTACTTGATTAATAGAACCC